AGATCATCTCCAGGAACACAGGAGATGATCTTGAAGTGCTTATAATGCTAAATACCGGTCCGAGTGCAGCCGCCAATAATAAGCACTTCAAGATCATCTCCTGTGTTCCTGGAGACAAAGAGTTCCACGAAGCAATAATATCTTTCAGAATCGGAGTGACCATCTGTAAACATTCAGCAAGCACCGGTCCCAGTGCATTTCCGACATCAAATCCAGCATCTTTCAGCTGATTCAGTGTCAATTTAAACTGATCAGCTGGATCCAGTGTAGCTTCAAAGGTGTCATTTACGCTTCCCAGATTATCATTAAGAGATGCGCCGAGTTCGTCAAAATTCAGTTTTCCGCTTTGACAAAACTCTGCTAGTGCAGGACCAGCTTTCGCACCGAACAGCTCAACCGCAGCATTGTAAGCTTCGGAAGAACTTCCTGCGTTAACCATCGTGTCTTGAAGTTCTGACAGCGCATTTTTCATGCTTTTGCCCTCTTTCGATGCATTGACCAATGCTTTTTTGAGTCCGGCCATTACTGCGCTTGTATCAACTCCAGATGTCTCGCATTGTCCTAAAAATGTAGCAGCATCGGCAGCGGACATTCCCAATTCTTTCAGGGCTGCAGCATTCGACACCATAGATGATGCCAATGTATCCATTGAGATTCCTGTGTCCTGTCCGACCTTATTCATTGTGTCAAGGAGTGCTCCGGCATCTTCTGCGCTCAAATTAAACGCTTCAATAACCTTTTGCGTGCTGTCGATGGATGAGTTGACATCTGTTCCGTTCAGCTCGGCAAATTTGATAAACTTCGCAGACAGATTTTCAAGCTCTTCTCCCGTCAAATGGAATCGTGTATTTACTTCTCCGACTGCAATTCCGGCTGTCTCAAAGTCTGTCGGAATCGTCTTTGCAATATTCCTTGCAGAGTTCTGCATTTCTTCCAGTGCATCACCGGTGGCACCGGTCTTTTGGACGATGATATCCATTCCCTCATCAACTTGTGCCCATGCTGCCATGACTCCGGCACCAGCTGCAGTAATCGGTGCAGTGACATTCTTCGTCAAAGAGTTTCCAATCTTTCCAGTGCTGTCACTAAAGTCTTTTACTTTTTTTGAGTAATCTTCCAATGTGGCAACTCCACTTTTCAGCTTTTCGTTCACATCTTCAAGACCACTTTTATAATTGTTTAGAGATGCTTTGGCATTATCCAACTGCTGCCTTGTCTTCGAGATAGCTGCTTCGTCTCTTACTTCCGCACTTTCCTGTGCTTTCAGGATCTCCGTCAATCTATCGACTTTCTGCGTATATGTTTCTGTCTGATTCTGCAGATATTCCTGTGTCGCTCTCAGTTTTTCCGCGGACGATGTACTACTATCCCATTCAGATTTTGCAAGCTTAAAAGCTGATCTGTTCTCGTTGACTGCATTATTAACATCGGTCAATGACTTCCGGAAGTCAACCGCACCGTCAGCTTTAAACGATAGCCCTACGGTCTTTAAATCACTATTAGCCAATCAAAGCACCTCCCTTCGCTTTTTCTACTTCCATAAATACTTCCAGGCATTCGTTAAAAAAGATGGGATCAGAGTTCCAAAATTCTTCTTCGCTCATTCCCATCTTACGCGCAGCAACCATATACTCCGCCCAGTTGATATTTATCTCTTCCTCGGAGCATTCGACTTCTTCGCCTGTTCTTTTTTTTTATATTCATTGAGTCTCTTCTCGAACTCATCGAAAATGTCCTGAATACTTGATGCATCCATTGGAGTAAGCATCATGGCTTCCTCTTCGTCAACCTTTAAGCCGTTTGACCTGAGGATAATGTAGATCAGCTTGCCCGCAAGTTCCATATTTTCATCATCGGTCAGTTCGCTTTTTCCGTCAATCTTCTTGTCAATTCCGTTCATCTTCACAAGGTAAAGAGTATAGAAATTAACCTTTACTTCCAATTTTGATCCATCTGTTAATTCAATCAGCTTGGATTTCATTTAATCACGCTCCCACCGCTGTAGTAAGGTCCGCATCCGTCAGAATCGGCTTCGCAAAGAACTTATCTTCTGTAAGTCCTTCCGGTGCTGTGGACTCTGTAACTTTCGACACGATATTTCCGGCAGAATCAAACGGATAAGCTCTAACCTTGATCGTATCTGTCTGCTCGCTTGCTTTTTCCTCTGATGTAGAGATATCATCGGAATTTTCCACAAGCTTGCATTTCGGATACCATTCATAGCGAGATTTCCCATTTTTCAGCTTAACAACCTTACCATAAGCAAAGATTGGTCTTTCGCTCTTGCCTCCAGCAAGGATAAGTCCGCCTACCCCTTTTGTTTCTCCTCGCATTTTAGAGATTGTATCATCCGGAAATGCAATAACAGAGATCTCGATATCAATGCTAGACATCGGTGTATCGGAATCGTAAATCTTTCCTGATGCGTACACGTCACTGGTCTCTGAATTTTCTGTCACTTTTACACTTTTGACAACTTCCGTCTTTTCAACGTCAGCTTCATAAGTTCCGTCATAATCTCCGGCTTCTGTGGCATTCGCAAAGCAAGTGTACTGTGCGCCTACCGTCTGCTTCATAGCCGGCTTTTTTGTGTTAATAGCCATATATCCTCCTAACCAAAGATGCACTCAGTCATCTTCTTATAGTATTTTTCTTTGTTCTGTTCAAATAGTGGCTTCAGATGCGCTCTTACAGCCATCTTTCTCGTTCCATGTTCCAACATTGGTCCGTAATATTTACCCCATCCAACTTTAATATTGCTTTCAGTTCTTTCCAAGGCAAATGTATCGATGATGTGTGTGTATCCAGCCTTAGTGATTCGGCTACGAGGTTTCGGAAGTCGTAAGAGGTCGTTTACAAACTCCTGCGCTCCTGCCTCAATTGCATCTAGTGCTTTTCCTTCCGATACTTTCTCAGCGTATTCTTTCATCATCTTCTCAAATTCGCCAAATCCGGAATCATAAAATTCTACTTCTTTGCTCATAAGCTTTCCGCATCCGTAGTGATTGAGAAATAAGAATGCCATACTCTATCTTCAATCACGTATTCGTGAGCAATAGTCGGATGGTAGCCAAGCTCATTCAGACGGTTTTTCAATGCAATCAGTTTCGGATCGCGTGGCTTTCTAGCATAAAAACTAATCTGCCATGTAATCTCATTCTCATAATCGTCACCGGATGCCATTGTGTCTTCCCACATAATCTCCCAGTAATCAATTCTCGGAAATACCTTTTCATTTTTGAGACTACTGACTCCCTCATTAACCGGACAGTCGATGTCATGTAAGAGCTTACTTAATTCTTTTTGTGTCATGCGATCACCTCACGATCATGCGCTGGTGTTTTTAAAGTCAGTTCCGACTCTCTAAATCCATCTTTCGTAGTGATGTGCGCCACATTGTAGATCTCGTGTTGTTCTCCGCCAATAATACAGACACATTTACTGTTAATCTGCTTATACTGTGGAATAGCGAGTTTTAGCGTCACTTCGATGCTGTCAGCGGATAGCTTTGCTCTGGTGGTGTCATATACCGCAAGCTCACGATACCAAAAGCGCATTCCGGTATCACGGAGCTTTTCTTCCGGATAATCTTCCGACTCATCATTTTCGATGCGATACAGTTCAAGTACTCCGTCAGTGTATTCAGGCAGTGCCATTTACGTCCACCTCCGTCTCCATCTGCCAAGTCAGGATCACACTTGCATAATTCTCAAAAAACTCACTTACTCGGTGGTGATAAGAATAATACATATAATTCTTCATTAGCATTCGATACGTCAAATCTTTGGTGATGCCACAGCCAGGATTCAATCTCCCGACTGCATGTTCACCTTCTTTTGCAAGATTTCTCAGCTGTCTGTCATCGCAGTATGGAGGAATCTGGAACTCTTCTCTCATCTCATCAACAAGAATGGATAGTTCATTTTCGTTCATTCTCTGCCCTCATTCTTACTAAACGGATGCAGTAGATGTCTGATGTACGTTAATTACATACTCTTCAAGTTTTGTGACGTCGAAAATAACTGCAACATTATCATCAACAGCTCGACCGTTCGCAAAGCAGTTCGCAATGATCAGATCCGCATTTTCCATCGCTTTTGTCTGATCATATTCTGTTACTCTCACACCCGTCGCACCCATTGTGTAATATCCATCAATGGTAAATGCTGCTTTACCCTGCGGGCAGTTAGCATCCGGGATCTTTTCAATATCAATGAATGTTTTATTGACATATCCACCAGTAAGTGCTTCTCCAAACATGCACGGATCTACATATTCCGCTTCATCCGCCGGGTTACAAATCAGATACAGTTTGGTAACAACACGTTTTCCGTTATTTGTAAGAGTTTTTCTTACATTTGCAAGTCCCTTCGGGCTGAATTTGGTGATGTTATTTAAAACGGTCTTCGCTTTATTTGTTCCATCGTCATTTGTGGTTCCGATCTGACGGAAAATACCGATCGGACCGGTCTTTCCATCTCCATCCAGATAGCCTTTTACAAGACCATCCTGCATTGCTTCCGAAAGAATTGCCATAAAATACCGGTCTACGAATTCCATAGAAAGTTCACGGATTGCCTTCGGGATCACCAGATATGCAGAGAGCATATGAAGTTCAATATTCAGTGCTGAAATAGTTCCTGATAATTCGCCCTTGATTTCATCTGTAAGATCTCCCCATACTGCTGCACCTGAATGTGATGCTACTACCCATTTCTTTACATTTGCCGGTGCCATGTTTACCAGTTTTAAAATTGGAGATGCTTTTCTTGCATCATCGAGTGTGCGATCGATAATTTCTGTCGGGATGATATCAATCTGATTTGCTGTTACAGACTGCTTAATATCCTTGAATCCCTCATAAAATTTCTTTTCTTCCTGTGAGAGATTGCGGAGTCCAAGCTGTTTCTTAAATTCAGCGTCATGGCTCGCTTTTTCTGCCTCTGCCACCACCTGATTGATCAGATCTGCATGTGCTGCTTCCTCGATCATTTCGATCGACTGCATAATTGCATCTGCTTTCTGATCCGCCGGAGCGCTCTCTAACAGCTGCTTAACTTTTTCTTTTAATTCCTGTGATAAATTTTCAATCTTCATTTTATCTTTTCCTTTCTACTCAAAAAATGCACTCCATCCAGTGCTGCTATTTGCTGGTTCCTTCGGTTCTGACGGAACTTCTTTTTTCCGTAAAAGATTCACTACTCTTTCCGCAATGACCTCTGCGATTGCTTCATCATCCAACTGCATTGCAATTTCTACCGGCTTTACATTTTCCGGTTTTTTGAGAATGGCACTGCGAATATTTGCAAATGCTGATTGTTTAATTCCGCCATCATCGGACTTTTCGGTTTTTGTAGCAAATCCATATTCTACAGCTTCCTGAGCTGTGATCCACGTTTCATTGTCCATGAGATTTTTAATCTCATCTTCTGAAATCACTGCTCGACTTACATAAGCATTGACGGAAGCCTGTGTAATCTTATCAAGGTCTTCTGCTGCCTTTCTAAGCTCTGTAGCATTTCCATTCGCATATGTCCATGCATTGTGAATCATGAGCAGTGATGCTTCATTGATGATTCTTTCATCGCCTGCCATAAAAATGACTGATGCTGCGGAACAAGCGAATCCATCACAGATTGTAGTGACTTTCATGTCACTATTCTTGAGCGTATTGTAAATCGCCAATCCCTCTGCGACCTCACCGCCATAGCTGTTGATATGCACATTGATTTCTTTTGCATCCAAGGACTGTAGTTCGTTCACAATTCCGCTTGCCGACACGTCACTTTCTAACCACGGCCATGATGTGATGTCACCGAAGATGTAGAGGTCCGCCACATCATTCTTAGATTCCAAGGAATAATACTTTTTTGCGTCCATGTTCTCTTTCCTTTCTTTCGGATTTACTGTTTAACGGACAGCTCCGAGATAATTGGATCACCTCCTACTGATCGCGTTTTCTATGCTGCATTACCATTTCCCTCCTCTCCATAGTTCTTTGTCAGAGCTCTTGCCTGGCTGAATTCTGTATTCAGCACTGTGTAGCCTACCATTTCACGGAGTTCATCGTAATTAAATCCAATTCCGCGAAGTTTATCCAGATTGGTTGCACTGTCTACCACATCTACGTGTTTGAAGCGTGCCAGCCATACCATAACTTTTTCATTCTTTGTGCAATAATCATTTTCACCAACTATATAAGCCGTCAGTGTATCATTAATCACCTCCGCCACCGGACCAACGGCATAGGTTATGAATTCGTTCGTGGCATCTGATTTTTCTGTAATATTGCCATTAAATACCGCTTCCGGAATGTCAAAGGCGTTTGCCACCTCATTATTGATTTGCAATGCCATTTTTGCCAGTTCTTCTGCCTTAGTTGTTGTGTTGATCTGCAGCTGTTCAATCGCCACATTGTCCGTTTCCGTAAGCACAGCAAGCTCATTTGATTCCAATAGGCTCTTGATTTTTTTCACATATTGATCCTTTGTCATCTCTTTGTCTGTGCCATCTGCCTGTTTTTCTCTGAATGATAGCGTTGCTGTCCCAAGTTTTAATTTAAATCTCGGCATACTGGACATACGCATCATCGCATTAACAGCATCAAGCGTCCGATCATACTGTCCAACTACGTTTTGCAGATACAGGCGAATTCTTGCATTATCATATTTTAGGTGTATCACCTCTGATGATCGCTTTTTTTTCCAAATCGGATAGTCGTATCCGGCGCATGTTAGTGTTATATTGCTATATGTTCGCTCAGTCAGCACATTATTGCTAACTTTCCAAGCTGATGCCAGATAATATTTACCACCTAACGGAATAATCAGCACTTCCTGTACCGTAAGAAGTTGTCTTACAACTTCCGTCCAGAACACAGTTCCGCACTCATGGTCATTAGGCTGTATATTCAGCCGATACTCCTGTTTATTTTTCTCTTTACTTTCTGTCTGTATCAAGATATCGGATTTAGCAATTGCCTTCGCAATCATCATAACTGCTTTTTCAATGGCCAACTTTGATAAATTCAACTTTTCCATATCCACCGCAATAATCTCAGCTAGAGACTGCATCTCCTTATCCCGTTGCCACAAAAATTTAAACATATTCTTCTCCTGTTAAATATATACGATCTGGACTTCCAGCTCATCTTTGCAGAACATTGCTACATCAAAAGCCATAAATCCATCATTTTTCCTTAGCTTCGGTTCAATTTTACCAAAGCTCTTGTTTCCAAATTTATCTTCAGATACTCTTGTATTGTTTGTATACCATCGCATGATTGCAGATGGTCCAAAGTTAATCATGCCTTGTGAAAACATCGACTGGATGAATGGTGCGATAATTCCAGTCACTGATGTTATCTTTCGAATCAGACGGACTATTCCATGCGGGTTCTTCTTGTCTTCTATTGTCAGCCCGCGTTCTTCGAATGCCTGTTTGAACAATGTGTACCGGTAAGTATCCATTGCAATCTTCTTGACCTCGTAGTATTTCATCTGTTCCATGCACCAGTCTGTGATCAGGTTCACATCAATCACCGGACCTGGAACAATCTCGAAGTCTTCAAATTCTGTCTGTCCTACATTTCTCAGTGGGAACTTTATGGAATCGATAAATGGAGAATCTGCACAGATCCATGTATGCTGTCTCCAAATCCACTCACCTTCATCAGTCTTAGTCAAAATACCGGCGGATGCAAAGTCTCGCACATCTGCATAGTCAATTCCAATGACTGCTGCCTGTCCTCGTGTATCCAATGTTATCCTTGGAATCTTGTGTTCCAACTCTTCCATTGTCCTACCTATATAGCAAGCTCGTAGTACATTCTGCCAGGTTGTGACCGTTTCCTCTTCTTTCCGCGCCGATCTGTCCATTCGCTTTGTTATGAACTCTGCACGCTTAGAAGGAATCTTCTTCATTTCTAAATAGTCATGCATGATCTGATTCGCAAGAATCGGCATATACTCCATAGATGGATTAGCCTTATGCCATGCCTCCGGATCATCCACTTCCTTCATATCATCGATCTCGCATACGAACGGGAAGTATCCCAGCAGATTTTCTCCTGTCTCCAGGATCTCAGCGCACATTGCTGATATCTCATCCAGCGGTCCGTCTCTCACATATCCGTCAGTCGTGATGATAAATTCTCGTGAATGCTTAACTTTACCTAAAGAGGATTCAAATACATTTATCTGATCGTAATTCTCATATGCGTGAATCTCGTTTAGCACCAGGCATCCAGTTCTTTTACCATCCTTTGTCTTTGCATTGGATGTGTTGTATTTCATTTCTGATCCGGTCACAAGGTTTGTTATCAGCTCTTTTGTTACGGAAAATTTTCCTTTGAACTTCTGGTTATCATGCAACATATCATAAGCCACTTTGAATGTATCCTTCGCCTGGCTCTCTGAGTTTGCCACAATTTCAACGTGGTAATTTTTCACTCCATATAACGGAGTCTGAAAGAAATTTACCAGTGGCACGATGAATCCATCTTTGCCATTTCCACGTCCTTCCTTGATGAAGAACTTTGAAAATACTGGAATGTCATCCACATACATAAATGCAAAGGCATAAATGAACTTTTGGAATGGAAATAGCTCATAGTAATTGGATTTACAATACTGTAAGCAATCCCTATATGTTTTCTCGTCAAAAAAAACATCGTCCCGCTTTAATATCGGCTTCACGATGTTTTCTATGAGTAATTTTCTTTTCTTGTTTATCCACTTCGGATGTTCTTCGGCATATTTGAGATAATAATCAATCTCTTTACAGATAACCATCTGTAGGATTCTCCGGCTCTGGTACCGGCTCTTTTAACTTCAGATCTGCCAGGATCTTCAGCATCGTAGCCGTTGTCTTTTGCAAATTGACCACTGATTCATTCGCCTTTTCTACAGTTACACCATTTCCATTTATCGTTTCATACCTTAGCCCTTTCGCCCTGATATCTGTGATTAATTTCTTTTTCAGCGACCAATAATACACATAATCATCAATCATGTCCATATAGAATTCCGCTTTCATCCCACGTAACTCCAACTGCCTTATCAATGACTCTTTCATAGCTTTTTGCGTCAATTTGCTCACCTCTTTTCACTCAAATCATGCCTTTTTTGCTGTTTTTATGCCAAAAAATACAGGCTTTTTACGCCTGTCTCTAAAAATTCTTTCTTATAGTAAATTTCCAAAAATGCCACCCCTACCCTTTTCACGCGAGTTTTCATTTTTTCTCCAGAGTCATGGCTACATCCCCGTTCTTCATTCAGCAAAAATCGCAGAGAATCGACCGGGGGGTACTACCATCTCTCTTCGCTCGGAAGCTTCTTCTTTCTCGCAAACCTCTTCGGTGCTCTGCCATGTCTCAGGTTGTGACACTGCGTACATAGACTTACCAGGTTATCATCATCAAGTCCAAGTTCCGGATGTTCCTTTAGTTCCTGGATATGATGTACCTCTTCAGCTCTCCATATCTTTCTGTCTCTTCCAATCAGCTGTGTGCCAGATGCAGCTGCGTCTTTTATTCTCTTGCGGCAATCCTGACACTCGTAATGATCTCGATCTAATATCTGCATTCTCTTATGTTTCCATGCAGATGAGTTGTAAAATGCTTTTGCTTCTTTGTCTGTCATATTTTTATTTTGGCGGTTTCTGTATCTGTAATAAGGAGTTCAAAAAAGTAATAATCGCAACAAACAAATGTACTGACGTATGGATAAATTCTTTCCAGAGTAAACCGCCAAACCTCTTTCCGGAATTCATGGCAAAGAAAAAGGCAACAATCTTTCGACTGCTGCCCTGTTCATCTCTTTACCTGAATACACTATACCGCAGACCGAGTGTACCATTCTATACCATTTTGAATTTTTTTAAAGCTTCTGAATGATTTCTGTGCACCTGTGTCCATCCATATCCCGTTTCATCACAGATCCTGTTCCATCCCTCACAATCTATGTATCGTTTCGTCAGCACATCTTTTTCTTTCTCATTATCCAATTCTTCAATCCTCTCTCTGATTTCTGTGCGAATCTGGACTTTCTTTCTCCTCTGCCTGATCAGTTTTCTTTCCAGTTCATCAATCTTCGCCATATAATCCGACAGATCGGGAAGGCTGCTGCTTTTTGGCAGCCCATCTGCTGCCAGTGCTCCCGGAAGCATCCTATCCAGTTTTAAGCGTTCTAGCTCTTCCTCGATCCGCTTCTCCTGGCGTAATGCTTTGCCGTACTGTTTCAGGTATTCCTTTTTCTTCTCGTTCTCTTCTTTCACTGTTTCCATCGGTATACCCTCCCTGTCTTCCTGTCTCTTAATACTAAGATCTCGAATCCAAGCAGGCTTGCTATATCCTTTAATGCTTTATGTGCTTCCTTTACGTGATGTGGAATACGGCTTGCATCCTTAATAGCTTTGCCTGCTGTCGGATCACGATATCCTTCCTGGTTTTTATACAATGTTTCATCACCCCTTATATGTTTCCGGAATCTTCTGCCATGCTATGACCTTATACGGATTCCCTTGCTCATCATACCATCTGCCGGTAAGAGAATAATACAATGTGGTCGCTCTATCTGCACCGGCGATTGTAACAAGGAACTCTGCACCGAAATTACTCGGATCGTATGACTCTATAAATTCTCTGTGTCCCGGAAGTCTTTCTGCTACCGGAATCCATCCATTACTCATTATTCTCTACCTTTCTTCATGAAATCTTTGTAAATAATAGTGCTTCTTTGATCTTTCTGTTGTTCTGGCTTGTCATGGATATTTCCTACTACTTCAGCATCAACCATTTTTATCCAGTACCCCAGATCTTTTCTAAAATCTTTTTTCTCGTCCCAGTCTACATAAAATCCGACATGGCAAGTCGTTGTACTGTCAAAGCAACTCTGATATTCGCCAAATTTTACAGGAGCATAATAATCACCATAATGGTATTTAATAATGTCGTTCTCCCATATCTTCCTTCCCTTCTTGTCTGTAAGTCCGGTGTATTGACAGATTGTATCTGGATCAATCATGTATTCATAAGTCCCATCGTTTATGTAATCTTCACCAGAAAGAAATCCCTCTACCCATTTGCCCTCCATCCATTCATTTTCCGGTAGCGCATGGATATGCTTTGCCTTAAATAATATTTCTCTTTTCATCTGTGCTTCCGCCTTTCTTTCATGTGCTTCAGAATTTCTTTTTTTATCATCTTGGCGTATTTTGGATGATCGCATCCAAACATAATGCATCCGTTATACTTTGTGCCATTGCCCGGATCGTCATGATCTACACTCAACTTGCAATTTTCCGGACAGCACTCGCCAACATCATGTTCTTTGCAATATTCTCCCATTGCCAGTAAGAAGTCTTCGATCTTAACTTTCATCCAGTCCACCTCGCTTCACTATTTCAATTGCCATATTTATAGCGTGCTCTTCACTCATATCTCCATCCCAGCACTCATTGAGACATTCGCAATATCCGCAGTACTCACAAGCTCCATCAAGCTTTAGCTGCTCTAAGTTAGAGACAACATTCTCCACGTCAAATGCTGTCGGCTGGTTATCTACCAATTTGCAAAGTGCATTAGCTTTGTTCGGTGGATAATTGTTCAGGATTGCCATTCCTGCTATCTGTTTTTGAAATTCATCCGCATCAATCAGTCTCATCAATCTCACTCCAATCAAATTTACAACCACATTCGCCACAATAGTTGTTTCTGCTCTCTGCATCTGACATTACCTGTTTTCCACACAATGGACATTCGTAGTCGATATCTCCGTTCAGTTCGTCTAAGATGATCGGCTTTACTGGAATCTGCTTTTCCAACGCAACGAGAGCCATTCGCACAGCTGCATCATGCTTTCTTGCGCTGACAGCTGCTTTTGGAACATCTGTATGTATGTCTTTCTCCAATATATCCATAGCTTCTTTAATTTCCATCTTCAACCTCCTTATACGGTTCCGGTAACGGCATCCATGCTATTACTTCGTCCAAAATATCAACTTCTTCGTCTGTCCATTCTCTTCCATCCCAGTAGCCGATAAACGGTTGTGCAACACGTCTAGTCTGCACAATGTAGTCATCGGAATCACCGTCAATCTCTGGCTTCTTCGGAAGTCTCTCACTTACTGGAATCCAGTCGTTTTCTCTTTCTACTAATTCAAAATATTTTTCTCTATATTCAAGAGCAACGTCCAAACGATAAGAGCTATATCCAATGTGATAGCATTTATCACCCACTTCTCTATACTTATTTTCGTAATATGGCTTGTCTCCGTGCGTAGTCACTATGGTATCAATGCTGTCTACCTTTATCTTTTCCCCTGGTTTATTTCCTATCGGCTCATATGTCTTATCCATATCATTCTCCCTTTCTGTACGGCTCTGGTAGTGGCATCCAGGCATTCACAAAAAATCCATAGCTTGAATATGATTTTTCATTATCTCCTGGATAGAATGTACCACCCTCGCCATTTTCTTCGTACCTTGCGATATCTGGCATTGTGGAGTTTTTAAATGATACCAGTATGTAGCTTTCATCTTCCGGCAATCTCTCGCTTATTGGAATCCACTGAGTTTCTTTCAACGCATGTATCCCCATTTTAATGGCTTCTACCGTTTCCTCAGACCAGCCCCATTCAAGATGCTTCACTAATCTATCTATTGCTTGTTGATTATTCATCTTCAGCCTCCTCTTCTTTTGGAAATTGAAAAATAAAAGTTTCAGAAATTTGATCTCTTACCTTTCCCTCTTTTCGTCTTGTATTTTGCATAAATCTTTTCGCCTCTTCTGCCTTTATATAATTTTCTTATTGCCGATCCAAGTCCATTTTCCATATCCTCGGCAGTCTGCTCCCATGTACCTTCTGCTTCTCCCAACAGTTCAACTGAATCAGATACATAATCAATCAGCTTTTCAATCTCCAAATCTGTGAAATAAATACTCCGTCCCATTTGCTTTACCACCCCATATCATTACGGTATCCAATTGCACTTGGATTTACCATGTATGATCTTTTCAGCTCCGATTCATCCAATTGGTGTTTCAACTGGCTTACTTTTTTCTTTAGTGCCCGGTTTTCTTTTAATACTGCCATGAGTTTGCAGCTATCTTTCTGATCACATTTCGTATCTTCTGAATAGTTTTCACACATCAGGCATACTTCTTTTTCAGTCATTGTTACCCCTTCCTGCGCCACGATTCCACGCCTTCCATTCCTTCTTTACTTGTCAACTGCTGCCACTCCCAGTTTATATAGCTCCTCACAATCCCTTTCTGATTCCTGACCTGCACATGGTGCGGATAGATTCCAAGAATCGTGACTTTTTCCGTGGCGAGTCTGGTTTTACCTCCCTTCTGGGAGATCCTGCGCCTTAACTGTACTTTGTCTCCAACTTTCATTTTTTTGTTCCTTTCCGTCTTACCTTGCGCATTTTCTTGCTTACCGAGTATATGAACGCCCGCATATTGCCGGGTTTAGTCGTCTTCCTCTTCGTCTTTCTCACCCTCCCGGTTCTCTAAAATGATTCCATTTGCATTTATGTCTCCGTCCGCTTTTACCATAATGTACCTTTCTCCGTTAATCATCTCTAAGGTAACAAGATTCGTTCTGTCTGCGCTTACTGTTACATGTGCATCCATAAGACCAATCTCAAATGTCTTCGTGCTCACTGTGTTGTCCGCATCGATTTCAGCCGCGTCACAGTCTTTTGTTTTTTCTGCTGCCAGTTCCGGATCTATCCCGATGCTTTTTAATACGTTTTCCAGCTCCGCGCCTTTTAATATCCGGTTGTTGGATTCTGCTTTTATTTCACGGATTCTTCCAAGGTAATGATAAATATCTTTCGCCTGTTCCAGGCTTACTTTTCCGTCTGCTGCATTTAACCCTTCCCTAAAAGCTTCTTTCTGCTCTTTTGGTGTGGATGGCATCCCGCATCGGAGTGTCTGCGTGATCAGGCCTGCGTCCGGTTTATCCGGAACTTTGCTGTAGTACCAGATATGTTCCGGATCTTCGTGGCGGTCTGTAAATGCCGGATATAAAAATCCTTGTGTCGGCATACTTACTACCCAGTCTCTTGTACGTTCCTGAATATCTGCCAGTTCTGGTTTATAAGATAATCCTGCTGCCGATAAGCTTACCGGGCAGATACATCCGATCATGTACTCATAAACCTCTTCACTTTCATCCAGATTCGCTCCGTCCGTGGCAATTCCTGGAATGTCGTAGATTCCACTGGCAATTAGAATCAAAGAATACTCTTTATTCAATATGCCAATAGACTCTGCAATCTCTTCCAGGAAGATCTGGCGTACATCATTGTCTTCTAACCCTGTTTTTACAATCGTGTTCAGATGCTGCTTTCTTGTTTTCTCCTTAAAATCCAGCTGAAACATATTTCTTCCAGGCTTTCCAGATAAAACTTTTTTTAAGATATCCAAGTATTTGAATGTTTCCGTCTCTTCGAGGTTTAAAAAGTTTTTGACAAATTCCAGCCTGCAGTTCCGGTCATTATCTACGATATATCCGGTTATCCTTGTGATATTGTACCTGTCTATTGTTAGAGTTCTTTTGATCTCCAGTAACTCTTTCTTCATGTCGCTCCTTTCTGGCTGCCGCACCGGGCAGCCATGCACTCTGCGAAATTGTGATATATTAACTTCCTGTGGTGCCTATAAATAATTCTTTCCGGCGTTTTTCATCCATTCTTCCCTTGTATGGGTTCTTTCGTAAACCTCCTGGGCTTTCGCCATCAGGATCCGTGCGTTCTTGGCATTGTTATGGACTGCTGCCGGTCCGTTTCGGTGATGTTCCAGGCAGAGATTTACTTTTAACCCTTCCGCCTCTGCAAATGCATGGGTGTTACCAAACAAAACATGATGCTCTTCCAGATATGGCTTGTATGTAAAATCTCCATCCAGTAACATGCACAGGTAGCACCGGCGGTCGCCTTTTGGCTGCATGATGCTTTTTTTGTGCTTCTTACGTTTCTTCTGTTTGGTCGGCTTCGGAAACATCATATTCACTGATCAACACCTCCCCACTTTGGTCTACTTTTTCATTCAGGTATAAATACCACTCCTGTGAAGTGTGTACTTTTGGGGTTGTCTCTGCAAGGTACAGAGCCGCATGATACAAGGGAAGTGTCTGGAGATATTCCCGGCGGGTTAATTTGATTTTTGGAAATGTGGCCAGATATTCTTCTACGGTTATATTTTTCGGGCAGGCATCCGGTTTCCAGTCTTCTATACTTAACTGCTCCATCTTAGGACTCCTTTTTGTATAGCTCATGGTTGTCATTTCAAATTCCTCTCTTTCTCAGTGTTTTCAAGGTTTTCTCCTGTTTTTATCTCATTTTGAACTGTAGTCTATCGGAATACCGTGTAGACTCGGAAAACTCAAGGGTTACACGGTGTTTTTCCATCTGCTCTGACAGCTCCTGCCAGAGCTCTTTGTTTTTTATCTCTTTTCCATGTGGTCTGCGCCACTCTTCCCGTTTCCATTTGTCCATGTTTCCTTCATTTATGGTGGTGACCAGGAACTGATCCGGCGTGTAGACAGTCACTTCACACGGTCGGAGCATTCTCAGACCGACAAGGATCGCGATCATGCTCATTCTGTGGTAGGTCGTGTTCTGTTCGGTCTCGATCTGTGCTTTGACCGCCGGTCCTTTCTTAGTCTCTCATTCTACCAGAGCGATGCACTTTCCGTTTTTTGCGGTTGGTCCCCGGAAGTTTACTTCCGTGAACAGTTCTATCTTCATCTTCCGTCCTCCTTATCCGGATCATTTCATAATGCCGATATGGAAATCCGGTTGCTTTGTTGATTCCTTCAAAATAGGTGTCTTTTACTATGTAGTATCCTTTTTTCGGTCTCGGTTCTTTTTGCCACCGGTACAGAATATCTGTCTCCGGTTCCGGAAGCGGCATATTTCTGGATCTTGAAAAACTCGCTTCTTTGATCTTGTGATCCAGAACACCGTCCTCCACATATTTTTTCTGTGTTTTCTCATTTTTTGTGATGTACTGGGCGAGTTTCCGGAACTCTCCTTTTTCGTATAGCAACTGCTTATTCCGAACCTTCCCATGCTTCCAGGCTGCAGCTATGATCAGATCGGTATCCTGGATTCGGTTCAGAACTACATGGACATGCCAGTTGCCAGACGGCGTGCATTCAATATTCCGGAGCCACCGGAGTTCCTCGCCACGTTTCCGGTATTCTTTCTTGCAATATTTATAAAAATCTTCAAAATCTTTTACCGCTTGCTTCATGTCCGCCGGACGTTCTTCTTTCGGATATGTGATAGTGAAGAAGTAATCATTCACTTTGAAATACATCCGGAGTCTGTGACGTGCTTTCCTCTCTCTGGTCCACTGGTTGACCTGCTCCACTTCCTCCGGTGTGGCTTTCTTCTTTTTGGCTCTCTTCTCTCCCGGTGCTCCATACCTTCCGTCCAGATATTCCTGTCTCTCTATTACATTTCCCAAATCGTATGTCACTCGTCTGATTCTCATAGCGTGTCCTCATAACTTTAATAGTCTTATCAAGTTATTAAAAAGGGCAGTCGCCCTGTAAATACTTGACTTTCCAGCCGCTAAAAGGTACACTATAAGTGCTTAGATTATTCGTGTACCTTTATGGTTGCGGCGCTTGCGATATTTCTTTTCGCAAGCGTTTTTTATTCTTCTTTTAAGTACGAAAAATTCATTTTCAGGAATACCATCAGAGCTTCCGCATCATCCGGTGCTTCAATATCTTCTCCGGCTGCAATTGCAAATACAATATCTCCTAAGATTGGCCATCCGTGCCTGTCTGCATCATAAAAATAGCTTCCAAGGCGGTTGACTTCTTTCTGCTTCATTATTCCATCCTCATCCACCAGCATGATCATTGGCATTTTAAACGTCTCATACAAGGTTTTTGTGCTTACAGTTTCAAAATGCCCGCCTACTGCTTTCTGCAGATCACGGAAATCATCAAAATCTACATTTATTATCGAAATAATGTTATCCGGTGTTACTTTTACTGTTTTCACTGCTTGTCCTCCAATACTACTGTTTTTCTGCCAGCTTCTTTCAGGCTGTCTACATATTGTTCCAAATATGGGATTGCATTTTGTTTGAAATACTCGGAATCACGGTTGACTCTTTCTATTGATTTCAAAGTCTCAATCCACTCATCCAGCTTCTCCACCCGAATCCGCTTCTTACGCTGCTTCTCCTCCGGCATGCTCCTTCGCCTCCCTTATTTTCCTTTTCCGATATTGGTGCTCTTGATACCAAAAACATTCCAGTGCAAACGCTCCGGCGGCAAACGTGACTATTCCAAGTGCTTCATATAAATAAAACAGTTCTTGACTCTTTTCCGAACCGCCACCAACCATAAGCACAAATCCCAAAATAATAGTCGCTTTACTTAATGCCTTTGCAATTTTATAAAACATCTCTTATCCCTCCTTTGCTTGTCCAACCGGTACCGCTTACGCGGTTTTCTCCTTTTTTCTCTCTGCAGCTTCGATCAGAACTCTGAAAAATCCATCTGCACATTGCTGCATTTCCTCTTTCGTCTTTTTAAAGCAATCATCATGCACCCGTATGGTTGCGTTTCCGATCTGCATGGTTTCAACAATCATCTATCATCACCTCTTTTTATGCTATGCTGTCCAGATTGTCCTTCTTGCTTTGTCCTCGCCTACTCTTTTAAAAACTTATTGATAAAATATTGCTGACCTTTGCCTGTAACCTTTGTAGTTTTATTGATTCTCACGGATCCATCCGGATTATTTACCGTAGACTCTTTTACCTGGAACAGCTGCAGCTCCATTGACTTCTGCGTTGGCATATTGTAGTCTGTTCCTTTCCTCCGGATCAGATAACCATTCACACGCAGCCACTCAAAGAGTCTCTTCGGACCGGTATCCACGCCATTCTGCTTCAGGAGCTTTGCGAGATCCGCAATCAGGATTGTGCTCTGGCTTGTTGCTACCGCATCCGCAAATACTTCTTTCGGTTTCATCCGGACATTATCTTCCAGAAGGGCTGCATTATTGTGCTTCAGTTCTTCGATAGTCTTGTCTGCCATCTTTAATGCCCTGGCAAATATCTGTTCCGGTGTGTTCCATGCTTTCTCCAGATCTATAAAGTACTGGCGGATCCGCTTGCCTTCCGGTGATCGCTGGAGCATGCAGATTTCTTTTGCCATATCAATTTTCATGGCAAATTCCTCGGAAGGTCTGCCACCGGTACTTTCTTCCATTTTTGGAAAAAAGTCTTTTCCATCTTCAAAGCCATATTCACACATACGCCTGAACCAAGTTGTAAAATTGCTTTTAATGTTTAATCGATCATAAAGCTCTCTTGCTGAAACAGTCGGATTTTCTGCTTCATAACTAATTTTCAACAATTCCTGCATTTTATCACCTCTTTCTTTCCTGTTGCCCTTTTCATCAGATTCTCCTATACTTTAACTACCGGCACTGCCATGCTGAGTATCAAAGAAAGGAGCTACGTTATGCTTACAAAAGATTCAAAAACCGTTCTTTATCATCTATACAAAGAATATTGTCTGCGCCGTTCTAACGGTCTTTCCCGCAGCGCTTCGAAAGAATTTGATTCATCCGAATCTGTTCAGAAATTGCTTTTCCCTGATTGGTCTGTTTCCGATGTTGACGATTGTATGTGCGAATTAGGTCGTAATGGATATCTTGACAATCATCATGCCAGTGATTTTATTTACGATTCTTCCCTTACCGATAAAGCCATTGTCACCATGGAAAACCAGAAAAAGGAAACTCTTCTTAATGTCGTAAATTTTCTGGCTCAATTTATTCCATAACTTCCCACGACTCAGAAATCAACTCTCTGGCTGTTGGCTGCCATCCTTTAACAGGATGGCTCCCATCCAGTCCCATTATCGTCCCGACATCTCCCTTTATAGGTTTTACTTTTACCTTATAAGGTTTCTCTCTTATACACTTGTTTTCTTCCAGTGCTTTCTTTGTTGCTTCGCAAATGTTCATTTTCTTCCATCACCTCCTCTGATTTTCTGCACAAAGCGCATATCCTTTTACGATTCCAATGACTTCACCTTACAATTTCCGCTCCCTGCTTCTCCAGATCCGCTCTGGCTTTTAAGATATCCATATTGCTTTTGGCAATCACAAATCCCTGTGGATCATGCAGCACAAGATATTTTGCCACTTCTGTCATTTCAGTTATTTCTTTTTTCTCCTGTTCATTCATTCTTCTCATCACCCCACTTTTCTACTCACTGTTTTCACCTGTTGCAAATAATTCGGTTTTCTCCTATACTTTTAAACACAGGCACTGCCATGCCGAGTTTTTAAGAAAGGAGATTTCTATGGATATCAAAGTAATATCAACAATTATTTTGTCTCTCGGTCCTATTGTTTCAGCCGTTTTAATTGCGCTATTCAATAACATCCATCTAACCCGAATTCACCAGTCTGAAATGGATCAAAATCAGCAACTCAAAAAATTAGAAATCTTACAGCAAGCCGAATCTATTCAGTTAAACACCTATTATTCTGATAAGAAAAAAGCTTATGCAGATTTCATAAAATCTGCCAATGACTACATCGCTCTTTCCAGATCTTATAATACCTTTGTTGCTGTAACTGCAAATGCAAACAATGCACTTCTATATTGCAGCGCAAAAAGTCAAGATCAATTGATTTCTTTTATCGATTATATAAGCTCAAATTTTATAGACTCCGGCGTATCGGATGAGCTTCTTGCTGATTACAATGCACACTTAAGAACCGTATGTTTAGTCTTGCGCAATGATCTGGAAGAAACTAAACCGTCTTATTTACTTGAAGCGGTAAAATAATCAAAGTAAACTTACCCCCAAATTATTACAATCATATTTATAGCTGCAAGTGCCAGAGCCCAGAAAGGATATACCTTATTCTCGGGCTCTATTTTTTTCATTATTGCTACTGCCGCAATTGCAACTCCCCAAACACCTACTATTGCTGCTTTTTCAAAAAATGTCATTTTTTCTTCACCTCTCTTCTGTTGTTCCGTTTGCGTATATAATATCACGCATCCAGAACTTAGTCAACTTCTTTTTGTTCTGTTTGCGAACTTTTCTATTTACTTACACTCTCCCGTGTGTTATAATGCGTCATAGAAAGGGGTGAACAAAAATGAACGAACGATTAAAGCAGCTTCGCCTTTCATTAAATTTGAATCAAGAAGAATTTGGGAAATGGCTTGGAATTTCTAAATCCGGTGTTTCCGATATTGAATCCGGACGGCGAAAAGTTACAGAACAACACATCATAATGCTGTCCAATCACAACATCAGCGAAAAATGGCTTCGTACCGGCGAGGGCGAAATGTTTGTACCTAGATCGGTTAAAGACGAGATCGGTTATTTTGTGGAAGATCTTCTCGACTACGATGGAGAAGGGAATCCATTTTACGATATGATTATAGAAATTATGAAAGATTATCACGATCTGGATGAGAAATCAAAGAAAGTGATTCGTGATTATTTCAAAAGGGTTTCTGATGGAATAAAAAAAGAGAAGGACTAAAGCCTTCCCCGTTTTTCCAGATATCTGTATAAGATGGCATAGAGCTGCCGGATGATCTTATAATCAGATTCATTTAATTTTGATAATAGAATTTTGAGATCTTTCATATGTAACTCCTCCAGATTTATGTCGAACGTATGTTTGCTTTTATATTACATCTTGAAGCAATTATTTTCAAGAGTTTAACGAACATTTGTTCTGTTTATTGTAGCTTCTACTATAATAACAATCCAAAACTGGAGAAGTAACGCGATTTTTAAATTTGTCCGAGAACTCGGACACTTATTTGTACGGAGAGTCATATAAATCAGATATTTTGACTTTCAGTCCTGCTGCCAGCTGTTCCAATGTGTCCAGCCGTGGTGATTTTCCATTCATAATATCATTTATGGTGGATTTTGGGACTTTGGTCATCTGTTCTACTTGACGTACCGTTAGATTTCTTTTGTGCATAATTTTAGATAATAAAATTTCCATAGGATTATTATCTAACTATAATTAAAATCTATGCATGTAAATGTATGGGGGGTTTTACCAATGAGGAACAAAGAGCGAATGTTTTTTGCTATGAAATGCTTTTCGCCGTTCTTGCGCTGGTTGCTGCATTTTTTCAGCGCTCCTCCGACAAACAAAGCTGTAATACAAAAGATTCTCTGATCAGTTCTATTCAATCGCAACTTGATAATTTCGATGAACTGACGGATGATGATATTCATACGATTTGCTGTACCTTGCAATGTTTACATGATAGTAACAGAAAGGATGCCAAAAATGAAAGTAGGAATGAGAAAACCCAGTGTTAAGAAAAGCATTAAGGCGCGAACAACCGGAAAAGCTAAAAGAGCCGTTAAAAAAGCTGTTATTCCCGGATATGGGAAGAAAGGATCCGGATGGATTAAAAATCCGAAAAAGGCTGCGTATAATAAAGTCTACAATAAAACAACTTTTGGTGTGAATGACATCTATAAAGGGTTATCATCTTCTGATTCGCATAATGTTTCACACACTCATGCCCACGTCAATGAGCAGATTGGATCAGTAGTTTCTATGGATCCTGAATTAGAAAAAATATTGACACCACAAGAAAAGAAGAAATACTCTTCTCTTATCCAGATTGGTTTTGTCCTTGATCAAGATCGAGAAGCAATTATAAAACCGAATGGTAAACCTGAGAAAATTAAGCTTTATAGCGTATGCAGTATTCTTTCTCTTGTTTTTGCCATTCCTTTACTTCTTTTTGGGCTAATTGGTTTTTCCTATTCTTTAGCCTTCGGAATGATTTTTATTATATTTAGTCTTCCGTTTTTTCTTATGGCTAGAAGTTATAAAACGACAGTTTCTTTACACAAAAAGATTTTCGAATTAAAAGATAAAGGTTATTTATCTGATCATTAAATAAAAACCGCTCCTGCGCCAACAGGAACGGTCGAGCGATGAAACATACGCC